AGACTGAAAAGTCTTGAAAATACTGACTTTTAGCCTCTTTAATACAGAAAAATCCCCGGCAAAAAGCCGAGGACTTTGTCTACAGTCTGAAAGGTGCTTATTTAAGCACCTTTTTTAGTGGACTAGACGGGAGTCGAACCCCTCATGCATAAAATTCCGCAACCGTTGATATTACTGCACTTTGCATTTTATCCAGCAAAATCAAGGCTTTCACATTTCACATATCGTTTCTTCTTTCACATGGACTCGCAAATTTCGGAAAAAGTTCACACGAAAGTTCACACGAATTGTACTCCTAATTCTTTCCCAAGATTCCGGAAACGATGGCAGCGGCCATCGTCTTGGCATCATACAGTTTCACATCGTCTTTATCATCCACGAAGCAGCACTCAATCAGCATTGCCGGCGAATTTGTTCGGTGCAACACATACAGATCAGTCCGGATCTTTACTCCACGGTTTTTGAATCCAAGAGCCGCAATGTCTTTAACGACACGTTCTGCCACCGGCTTCGCTGCGCTTTTCTCACTGTACACATACACTTCCGTTCCGGTCGTCTTACCATTGCCTTTCTTATCCCCGACTCCACAATTAAAATGAATCGAAATATCCAGATCCACCTTGTGCTTGTTGCACTTTGTTACGATCCGCTTCAGGACATCCGTCTGGCTTGTCCCATTGGTACAGGTGCAATCATACACCTTGTGTCCTTTCTTTCTAAGGAGCCGGATCACTTCTTTCTTGACCTTGCGTGCCTCTGTGGACTCCCTGATGAGTCCAACAGCACCGCAGGCGATCTTTCCATCCGGGTTATGCCCGGCATGTACATTGATTTTCATATGTAATTACTCCTCCTTCACTTCCGGGATTCCTGCTACGCTGGTGAGCAATGATACCACGCCGGATACAATTGCAGATGATACGACCAGCTTCCAATCCACAGACGATACCACAGCGGCAGTACCAATCACTGCAACGGCAGTCTGTGCCATCGTCTTAACGGCACGAATTCCGGCGGCTTTCATCCATTTTTCTGTGCTTACGCTTGGTTTTAATACACAATTCTTTAACATATTACTCTCCTTCCTGTGGCTCTGTTGGAAGAGCCATCAATGCGTTATACAGCTGTGTTCCTACTCCGTTCCCGTGTAAAGCATGGTACTGTTGGTATTCATCTTCCAGCGCCTGTTTTACATATACCGGGCAATATTTAAGATCGTCATGGTATTTATTATACAGACGGATCAGGTCGGCACGGAGCAACGCTCGAACTCCTTTTCTTGTGGCAATTACCTGTCGATACAGAAACGCCACAGCACCTATAAGGGCAGTTAATAGCTGCCAATTTTCGGATAAAAATTTAAGCATATAGTTTCCCCTTTTATCTTATGCCATAAGTATACCGCCAGATCGTACATGGTTTGTACCAAATGGGGCACCCGAAGATGCCCCTATCTGCTACGCTTTTTCGATCTCTGACCGCACCTGTTCGCGCCAACGCATCGGAACTTCATCAATCGTCATTTTCTTGTCTACCAGAATACGTCTCACGTAGAATTTAACCATTATGCTTCACCTCCTGCTACCATATCTGCAAGTTCCTCGATTGCTCCAGCGTTGGACTCATGTCCCTGCTGCAATGTTACCTGTCCTGTTTCCAGTGCATCCAGACGTTTTTCGATGTCGGTTTTTGTCCTAAGACGAATTGTAACCGTGTAGGTTCCATTCTCTTTTCCGTCTACGTCCGTATTCGGCGCATATGTAAATCCGTCCGATTTCAGATCGGTGTACTTTCCGGATGCTTCGCCGTTATGTTCAAATGTCACTTCCGAAAGGTTTTCTGTAGTAAATGCATCCGTGATGGTCTTGACGGCTTCGAAATTCTCTGCCTTAATCTGGATGTTTCCAAGGCTTGCACCGTCTGCAATCTCAAATTCTGTTTTGTTGGCTAAAATAATTTTATCCATGTTTTTTTAATTCCTTTCTATAAAAATGGTTTATAAGTTACGTTCGAATATTTGTTCGATATATTTTCTTAAACGGCAGTTTAAATACAACAATAAAAAGAGCTAATACATTAGATGGAAACGGAGCATTAGGCACAACATGTTATGGGAAACCTTTCTTTAACCTAAGTGGATAACTAACGGCATGTATCTAATATCTGTAAGCATTTGGTTTGTACGCCCAGTGAATTTAATTGATAAATTCCAATTTTTTGGGCTACTTGTAAAGTTACTTCTAATGAGTGATCCTTGTATATCAATATTCTCTCCATTAAGTGTATTTACATCAACAATAACAATGCTATTAGCAGGTAACGATAATGAGACCGTAAGATAAGTAGCCGTTCCTGCAGGATACTCTATGTTTTTGACCCTATAGCCGCCATTGTCTATATCCCAATCGGTTTGTACACTTATTACATCGGAACCATTGTTGACTATACAAAACGGGTTTCCAGTAAATATGTTTTCGATGCCAAATGATGGTATTTTCTTACTATTTAGACTGCCGTTTATTTCGGTGATTTTATCATCCAAAGCCTTTCCTTGCCGGGCATCCAACCCAAATCCCGCTTCTGTAGTGGTTAGGTTGTTGATTAAGTTTGCCGCCGGAAACGCTCCGTTGATCTTATCTTTTAAAGTGTCAGCCAACTTAATAACATTGTTGACCTGATCCATTGTGAGTGTTGTTCCGTCAATGCTAACCTTAAGGGTTCCATCTTCCGCAACTGTAAGCCCATCTGCAGGCTTTACAGTTCCGGCATCCTCTTTCGTTGCAATCGCACCAGCACCACCCACAATCGACCTTGACCAATACTCTGTATTGTTCGTTGCTATTCCTGCCGGCACATCCTTTTTCGCAAAATACAGTGTGTTGTTATAAGTAACTGCATCCAATCTCTTATATGTAGCATCTGCGCTCCAATCTCCCTTTGGCACGATTGCCACTCTTCCTGCTATAGCCATTTAAGCCACCTCCCAGTTTAAATTTCCGTCATCATCAACGGTAAATATGTCTGTCGCGTTATCCGTGTAGATCAACTCTCCATCCTCATTCACGTCGAATGTCGCAAGTTGAGCCTTTTTATCAAGGCTGTCGCTGTATTCCTTTGCCTTGTCAGCATACTCTTTGGATAGATTAGCTTGCGCCGTGGATTCCTTTTCTGATGCATCTGCTGCGGTTGCTGATGCCTGGGCTTTTGCAACTTCCACCTTAACATCTGATAAGAAGTTCGGCTGCAACTTATCTTCCGTAATAGAACCATTCTTTACGATAGCTTTGACTTTGCCATCTGTAATCTCAAATGCGATTGTGTCAGATTCGAGAAATTCATACTCTGTAATCAGAGATGATAAGTCCACATTTTGCACCGTGCCATCATCAAGCGTTATAATCAACTGCTGTGTCTGTGGATCATACTTGAAGTTCACGGCCAGCTTTTCAAGTTTGGTGTCAATCGCAGCCTTTGATCCATTCATCTTTACTATGGTCAGTGTTCCCTTGGACTCATCCCAAAGGATTTCTTTCACAAGTTCATTGGCTTTGGTAAGATCAACCTTGGATGCATCCATAGCAACCACACGATCATCCAGGTTGTCGATTGCCAAGTCCATTCTGTTAAGGTTAGATTCATTTACCGCTGTTTTCTCGCTGGGGAGATTCTCCCAGATGATACGACTATATATTTTCTGCATGACTCGCACTCCCTTCTAATGCTGATAGTCTGCGTTCTAACTCTTCATTTTTCTGCTTCAAAAGTTCAATTTCTTTCTGCTGACTTTGAATCATCTGTATATGCATGGCATGGAGATTTTCCTTGTCGATTTTCCAAGTCTTTGAATCTCCGTGAATTGCTTTTTCATCCTCTTCGGCATCTTCTTTTAGCACAAGTCCGCTATCGGACAATCCGGCATCCTGCAAAATCTTCTCTAAATCCTGCGCAATTAAACCAAACTGCAAGCCTTTGTGCTGCGTGATGTATCCGGATTTCCATGTGTATTCAACCGGACACATTGCCATATACACGCTTTTAATATCTCTTAAGGTTTGTATATTATTTTTCAATCTTTTGTCGGAGCTAGGAATAGAAATCAAAAGACCCTCGATATCCAAGGTACTTTCTCTTGAACCGAAATCAGACATTTTATTAAAGTGTCTTGGCGAATACTTGGTTGTAGACTCATCATGCAGTGTATATTTTACATCTGTAAAATACCCACTCGGCAATTCACTTTTGGTTACGTAGCTACTCAGCGAATCGTCAACATAACTTTCGGTTGCTATGGATTCCGAGTTTGAATCCGTTACAGTGTCTAGGTCAATGAGTATGTTTTGAAGCATGGGTCTGCCCCTTCCGTCAAGTCCCATAATCTCAATATCATCACCATATGCCGTTGATTTAAAATTCAGCGAATCCACAATTGTTGCTTTTCCATATTCATCAAGCTGAAAATTCGCGGAATCTATTGTCAGAGTATTTGACTTAAAGTTTACCTGTCCGGATTCAATATCTACACTCTCTGGACTCATGGCGAATTTGCTTCGGATTTCATCTTCCCCAACCTTTTTGCCTACTTCCATCTGGATAGAATCAGCGGTTTCTTTAAACGAAGACTCCAATTCGCCCTCTGCCTCTGTAGCACGCTTTGCCTCTGTAGCAATAAGTTCATCCGTCTGTTCGAATCTCGTAGAGGTATTTTTTTCTAAATCCTCATACGTTGATTGGAGATGGTCGGCATTTTCCTCCAGGGTATGTGTTCGTCTTTTTAATGACTCCACCATTTCTCGCGTGGTTGGGTTCTGCGCGGTATGTTTTTCTGTTCCTGTAGATACAATCGAGTCACGCTTGCTTTGCACACCGGTAAGGGTTCGCTGCAGAATATAAGACTCCACAATCTCCCTGCTCGTGTTAAACCGGATTGGATCTCCCAACTCTAAACACGGATTCCCCACGCACTCGCTGCTCTTTATCGGGGTGTAAGCTGCCTGTGCAATTACCGGCAGCAGATTATTCGCAATCTGCTTCATTTCTGCCCCGGTCTTATCCGATATTAAAAAATTACCGGAAATTGTATAATTGTTGCCCGCCGTTCCCACAATAGCCCCGGCGGTAGAATCATCTGCCCTGATCTCCAACTGTGTTATTGCTTGGCTTTGAAACGCTTCATAATCAAATGTAATATAATGCCCGGTCATACTTTCTGTGTTTGCATCCGATGGAAAGAGATCTTCCCGTGGGTACAGATCTTCTGCCGGATACAGTGCAGATATAATCGCCTTTAAAATCACATACTCAAATCTACCGCCTCTCCCGATATTTCCGAATGCTCCATTGATCTCGCATATCGCTTCGATGATTGTCTTGCCGCTTATCGTAGCTTCTGCGGTCACGCTGGAATCCTCGGACTGTGTAGTTACCAGTGTTTTGTTTACGGTCATGGAATCGTTGACAAGGCTTGTCTCTTTCTGTTCGATGCCGAGGTATGCAAAAAAACTGTCACGAAATGCTTTCAGGGTCATCGGAAAAGATAAGCCGTCATACCAACTTTTTACATCAGCATTGATTATGTCATACATGGCATCATAGGCAACGATCTGCCGCTTGGTACGATCAGCGGTCGGGGTATCAGACTGTACCGTATATGTGCCATACACAAACGGATCATTCTCATTCCCTTCCAGAGTTTCCGTCACACGTAGCTTCATGCCTTTTGTGGCAATTGGTACCTCACGTCCGGTAAAAGAAATCTGATTCGGCAGGCAGGAACCGAATTTCAGTTCCGTACCGTCATTCAGAGTTTCAATAAGTGTGAATGTGTCCTGCTCTCTCATGGAGTTGTCAATCACATGTTTTGTTCCGATTACTTCTATATTAAGTTGCTTATCAATTGAGCTTGCATAATAAAGCTCCTTGTTTTTGCCACCTATCATAAAATCCCACCGCCATATCCGATAAAAGCAATTCGCCAGCCGTCATATTCAATCGTTTTTTCATCTGCATATGCTACTATCGGAGTAATATCCGGAACATAGCAATGCATAGTCACATACTTCATAATTTCCGGACACCATGCCGTCACAAGACATTTCTTTTCGCGCCGTTGCTCCACATATTGTTTATTTATGTTACTCATAAATGCATTAAACTTCTTTTCGTTCATGGCAGGAGTCTGCCACTCTGCCTTAAGGACCTGGTTCTTTAATGCTGTCCTGTGTAGTTCTCCGTTATCATCATTGTATGAATCCTTGTCCTGCCCCAGGAGAGGGGACTGAAATGTGCTGGCCAGTATACAGTCAAATGGAACTGTGTAATTCCCGACTTTAATTAAATAACCGCCGTATCCCATTCAATCCACCTCCTAAAATAAAAATGCTGGGTTTCCGGTTGCCCGGTAGTATTCATTGGCTTTTTGCTGCGTCACACGGAAGATTCCATTCGGATCTCCTTCCACTTTAAACAGAACATTTACTTTTTGATTTCCGGATGCCATTACAGATCGTACCGCACGCGCAACTCCATCCGATACAGATGCCACAATCTGGTCATTGTTCATAACGGACGTATGTCCTGCAATTGTTCCGACCAGCTCCGGCCCAGCTTCACGCGCGATAAAAAGCTGTCCTGCTGGTGCGTTCTCGGTTCCTACTGCATAATGTGCTATGTTATGCCACATACCACCGGTATAGATGCCGCCACCGGCTTTCTTGGCTGTTTTTTTCTTCGATGAAGAATTATCATTTCCAATTCCAAGCCAGTTCTTAAAGTTGCTCCATCCGTCTTTTATTAACTGGATTCCAACTTTTACCGTGGTTCCCACAAAGCTGTTTATTGATTTCCAACCGCTCTTATATAATTTCACAGCTACTTTATCCAGCTTTCCTACATACTTATTTAAGGTAGTCCAGCCATCCTTTTTCAGTCCAAAGCCTTTTTTACCAATTTCTCCAACAAACTTAGATACTGTAGTCCAGCCTTTTTTTGCAAGAGAAAATGGTTTTTTGCCGATCTCTCCAACAAATTTTGATACTGTAGTCCAGCCTTTTTTTGCAAGAGAAAAAGCTTTCGCCCCTATTTCTCCGACAAATTTCTTTAATGTAGTCCAGCCTTTTTTTATCAAAGAAATTGCAACATTTACTACGGATTTTGCACCATTAAATCCCGTTTGGATTAACTTAATGGCTTCCTTTGCCAACTTTGAAAAGCTAAATGATTTTATCTTTTCTTTCCAACCATCAATTACACCAAGGAAAATATTTGCTCCGAGTGGTTTCATTTTTTTCGCAGGAGAATGGATACCGAATGCATCTTTTATTCCATTAACAACCCAATTAAAGAAATCAACAAACGGTTCTGCAATGGCTGCAATAGCTCCGGCAAATCCATCCATAATGCCCTCAAAGATATAGCTTCCCATATCCATTATGTCTTTCCGGTTTCCATCAAATGCCGTTTCAAAATTCTTCTTCATTTCCGAGAAGAATCCGCCAGCTTCATCAAAATTAAACACATTTTCGAGAATATCGCTCATTTTAATGTGTTTTAATTTAAAGGAAATGTTATCAAATACAGCCGAAATCGGGATGGATAATTTCATTTCTTTTCCGTCCCACCCTTTAGATTTTCCGAACGGAGCCATAATCTTTTTGGGCAAATCTTTTATCCACTTAATAATCTTTGACGGAATATCATTTTCATCTAAAAACTTTAATACGGTAAAAGTAACTGTCATTACTCCTATAGCAAGAGCAGCATCTTTAAGTGTCAAATTTAAACCATTGTCCTTGAAGTAATCGCTTACAGATTTCTTCAAGGATTTACCCATTGATTTTCCAAATTTATTTATAGCTGCAGCCCCAAGAATTGTGGCTATGCTTTTAGAACTTAACGAACTAAGGAATGTACTCAATCCGTTAAAAATGTCTTTCCAACTTAGTCCACTGAAAAATCCAATCACAAACTGCCAGAATCCATCAACCCATCCGTTTATTGCTTCTGCACATTGCTTCCACTTGAATTCACGAAAGAATTCATTGAATCCATGAGCCATATTTTTCCCAAATGTCTTGAATTTAAATTTATCAGTAAATCCTTTTGATGCAAAAATTGCTGTATTCAACGACTTTGCGATAACGTCTGCGGTTGCTGTAAATACACTATTTCCTTTTTTATCCTCTGAGAATAATCCATTTAGAAATTCTGCAAAATCTTTTCCGAAATTTTCAGCTTTCGTGTAAATTTTATCCCACGGAATTTTCCCTATGGTGTCTGTGATTTCCTGCCTTATAGTTTCTCCAAGGCCTTCCCAATCCCCGGATTTAATTGCTTCTCTGATTTTGTCCGCAAGATCAGCAATATTCTGGTCAATTGGTACCTCTTCATACAGATCGCCTACTCCACCACCGCCACCGGAGCCACCAGAACCACCGGAGCCGCCGGAGCCGGAATCTTTATTGGAATCTATTACATTCAGCTCGTTAAACGATTGTAGCTGCCCTTTTAATTTTTTCGCCGCCTTCGTAGCCTTATCTGCTTTCGAGGCGGCTGCATCAAGTCCGGCTGCATAATTCTTCGTTTGGGTAGTGGCTTTCGTCCAAGTCTTTTTCCCTGTCAGTGCTGATATAAACTGGTTTACCTTATTGATTGCGGCTGTAAGCATATTTATAAGGTAGGTAAGCGCTGGCCCGACTGCACTTATAATCGGAGCGGCTAATGCCCCGAATGCATTTTTGAGAGTTGCTACCGCACTAACAAGAGCCGACATTTTTGCATTCACATCACTGGAATACCTTGCCATATTCTGGGTGCCGTCTTTTACGGCAGAAATCATTGCATTCCAGCCTTGCGTTATCCAGTTAAATACAAACAAGGAAAGCGCAATTCCTCTAATTCTGGACGCGAAGGCACTTACAAAACCGCTTGCTTTTCTGGTTTTCCCTGAAAAATTGTCAAGCCAGCTCCCCGTGCTCTTTCCTGCGCTCTTAGCGCTGCCGGAAACCTTATTCTCTTTCGCAGCCAATTCTTCGTGTCGGCGTGCAAGAACTTGCATTTGTTCATTCGTATCTCGAAGCTGAGAGGACAACTTTTTATATTCGTCTGTAGCATGGATTGCATCTTTACTTATAAACGCTGTCCCATTTGCCTTCATTTTTTCCATCTCGGCAGTCATTTTATGGACATTCTCTTCTGCTGCAGTTATTTTTTGCCTTAACTTGTCAAAAGCAAGTCCACTTGTAATTCCAATATCTTCCCATTCTTTAGAATTGCTAACCAGCGACTGCAATTCATTATTTGCCTTTTCTAAATCGTTTTGCAAATTTCTATAAGCATCTGTTGGGGTGGTCTGCTTTTCCATTTCCCTCATTTTTTCGGTAAGATCAGATGCTTTTCGTGCAGCTTTAGAAATCTGATTTTCCAGACGCAACAACTGACTGGATGCGTTTTTCGTATTTATTTGTGTGTCAAATCTTACGCTGCCATCATAATCTGCCATCCGCTCACCTACTTTCTGCCGCGAATTTCTGCCATCATGCGATCATAATCGTCAATTTTGGCTTTTTCTTCTGCTGTGTACTCTCTCTTTTCTTCCGGCTGATCCAATGCATAGATCTTCTGTGCCTTGCGCAATGCCTTGCGATATTCTGCCGATGTATTGTTGTCGGGCTTCTCCTGCCGCTTCGATACCACCTGTAAAAAACTGGATAGCTTATACGGCATATTCCAAAGCAGACCGCAGAACATCCACCAGTGCATATCCGTGGTGGCAAGATCTATACCGTAGATCTGCCGGAAGTCAGCATAAATGCGCCATTGGTCAACATCGTAGTCAACCACTCGTGCCTTGTCCATGTCCGGATCCGGGTTGTCATGGAACCAACCGGAGAGAAACCACTCTACACATTCGCCAAGATCTTTCCCCTGTGGATGATCCCGAAGATGCTCTTCCCCGTTCTCATCTTCATCAGCAAACATGAGCCACACGAACATATCGCTTTTCTCATAATCCGTCAGTGCGCGATCATATTTCGCCTGCAGCATCTGGATGCCAATCGTAAAATCTGTATTCACTTTGTACCCGTGCCACTCTTCCGGCAGATCGTCGAGAAAAACATTATTCATTCTTCTTTGTGTCCTTATGTTCCTGAATTAACTGGTTTTTGCCCTTGTTGTGTCTGTTTCTCCGTGCTTTACGGTTCGGAGAATACTTCCTGTGGATTGCTTCTGTTCTCGTCTTAAATAATTCGTTCATCACCGGCATTACAGTGTTCACGAAATCTACCAGAGCATCTTCATCCGGCACGAAATTCTCATTCAGTTCATAGCACTCATGGAAAACATTTTTAATGGTATCTTTTCCAAACAGTGCATCAATTTCCCGAATCATTCCCTCCAGAATACCAATGTGCATGTCTGAAGCATCCACGATAATATTCGTTTTCACATCGTCCGGAAGATCATCAAACTCTTTATGTTCGTATTCCTTGTACTTTTCTTTGTAGACTGCAATCTTATCCTCACCGGAATTAACTACATCCTCCAGATTATTTGCCAGCTCCACAAATCTCTTTACTGTGGCCGCATCCGCCGTATTGATTAAAAGTGTTGTGATATGGTTCCCATCCACGTCATTCACTTCGATTTTCTTGATTCCATTATCAAAAGAAATATTTCTAATATCTGCCATCATTACCATCCTCTCTTAATCCGGGGCGCGAAAGAGAGGTACGTGCCCCGAATATGTTAATTTTAATTAACACCTATTTTTTTATCAGCATCCTTTTTCTTCCAAGTGAAAGAGCCATCCGTACCGATAGTGATTGTTCCAAGCTCCGGATCTCCATTTCCGTTGATCTGGATCGAAGTTGTATGTGCATCCCCTCCGGCGCCACCGGTACTGGACGGGCACACCGTCACAGGGAACCGCATACAATCACCTGTTCCGCCTGTAATATCCGTCTTGAAGAAACGGTAATAGTTTGTATTGCACTTCTCGCCAGTAGGCAGAGTTTTAAAAAGCGTGTCAATACATTTCTGCATCTCATCAGACAGATATTCACGGGATGGCGTCATGGAGAGCGCATATCCCTTTACCGTATTAGATGCATTTTTCATGTTTACATACTGTTTAGATTCTGTGTTGGGTCCCAGGTCTTCTGTGATCTCTGTGAATCCATCACCCATCTCCACAATTTTCTCTGTGGGGCCTGTAAGTGTTCCGATATCCAATAAGGACACCATGTTGGTACGATCTAATGCCATGTATATTTCCTCCTGTTATTTTTTGTAAAAATATATAAGTTGCATATTTACGCCGTATCCCATCTGTTTTTCATCCTGCATAATTGGCAAGACTACAGATGTGCGTGCGATTTCCTGTAATGTCATGTGTGGATCGGCAAATTCAATCCCGGTATCTTCCAGCCATTTGCTCAAATTCTCCAAAACCATTTGCGCATCAATGGATGTTTTGTTGCTTGTCGGGGAACTGCGGTATACAATCTGGAATGGCATCTGTGCGGTATAGCTGCCACTCACATATTTCTTTATGTACCGCGCACCGGACAGTGGGTAAATTCCGATGGAAGTATCAGTGTTGATACTGTTCCACTTCACGTTTTTGTTGCTGGCTTTAAAAGTTTTTGGAAAATCCGGATACTGCAAAATCAGATCCAGCACCGCATTTTGTGCGCTTTCCGCGTCTTTTATGGTCAGTTTTTCTACTTCTCCCATCACACACCCCCAATCTCAAAATGAGGCATTACATCCTCATACTTGTCTACCGTTGTTATCTTGTATACAGAATCCAGATTGTCATGCGCCCATTCGTAAGCACCGGAATCCGGGATCTCCAAATCCGTATGATCGCCTTTAATGAAAAAATCATCTGTCGGGTGGAATGTGATATAGTTCGGCTTTTCCTTACCTGAAAGAGCGTCCCACGCTTTCGGCTCCATGTACGGCTTTGGTATCTTCCCCAAATCAACATAGAGCTTTACTGCATCCGCGCTATCCATGCCGCTTTTGGTTACATTCGCGCCCTTGGTTTCCACAAGGTTCACATTCTCCAATAATGTCAGATAACACTTTTCTTCCTCGGTGTCCGGATCACAAAAGCAGTTAAACAGTGTCACCGTGTCGTTGTAAAACAATCCAAGCCCCATCACTCCACCCCCGCATAAAGCAATCCGGTGCCGGACAGATATTCACATGCCGTGTCATAACAAAGGCGGTTCTGTGCCGTCTTATCATTCAGTACCTTATCAACAAGTGTTTCGTTGCTCCCAAAGCTGATTGACTGCCCACCCGAAGACATGGACTTTACATTGCCCTCCTGTGGATCGTTCGCATGATTGGTTTTGAAATCGATCTTATAGAGCAGATCTGCCAGTGCACATGTGGCTTTCTGGATACGCTCATCAAACTCTGTTCGGGTATCATCATTGATATTTCCATAGGTCAACTGATCCAGCTTCATGGATGCACGGTCTTCCCACTTTGGGAAAAGGGATTCCACGATAGAATCCCCATAGTATTTTTCTTTATAGAAATCAAATGTGGTATATCCCATCAGAAATCCCCTTCCTGCTACCCTCTGGTAATGATTCTCATAATATTGATCGCCTTGATAGGATAAGTAGCATTCTTATCAGAAGAATTGTTGTGCGCAATCTCCCAGTTTGTTCCTGTTTCCAGTTCATCAGTTGTTGGAGATACGATGCTTGTATTCTTCCAAGAAATGCCGTATGGGGCGAATACTTTTCTCTGTCTTGTATACAGAGTTGTTTCTCCACCGTTTTTTGCCGGATCACGATCCATCTCGGATGGAACCTTTACACCACAGTTTGTAAACTCAATTGCCCCGTTTCCAAGAACATAGGTAGTATATTTTGTATATCCGTCTCCTTCGCCCAGAGAAGATTCTTTGACTTCCTCTGTCGGCATAGTATCGTCTACAAGCACGATTCTGCCGTTTAAGGTTGCCAGCGGAAGGTTTCTTTCGATTCCGTTTCCGTCTGTGTACTTCATATACTCTAAGAGATTAAGGTTCTCCAAAATAGTGGCGGTGCGGGAATGCATAATAACAAGCGCAAAGTTTGCTTTCTTATCACCAAGCGCTGCCTGCATACCGGTGTTGAGTGTTGTGGCACCAAAAGTACCGTCCTCATTTGCGGAAATGTCGTAGGTGTGCTTTGTTACAAAGTTCTTTCCCTCTCCGGTAGCCATAGAGAACACGCCTTTAAGGATGCTAAGAAGCGTATCCTGGTCTACATCATCCCAGAATTCTGCAACCTCTCCCGCTGCTGCAGAATAATCGTCACCGGAAATGTCGGAAACAAAGTCCTTTTCCGTCCATCCCTGCGCACGTCCAACAACGATACGCCCCATAGAATAGTTTCCGCGCTCCTCTGCCGTAATGTTTGTCTTACCGTCATAGTTCACGGTCTTTCCAGACAGCCGCGCCTTAATCAGAGTTGTGATAAAGTTGCCGCCCTTCTGATCCGGCAGCATAGGAGCATACTCCCCGCGCTCCACAATAGCGCCACAATGAAGCAATTCATTCAGACGAAGGTTCGGTGTCTCGCGCACTGCAGCGTCGAATACTTCGCCATTAAAATTTACTAAGTCAAATAATGCCATTTATTATTTCTCCTTTCCTCGTCTCAGATATGGTGTGATATCCATATCTGGGTTCTGATTTTTCATTTTCATAAGTTCAGCCATAGACAGTTTTGCTCCGTCTGGCTGGTTGATGTTATTCCCGACAATCTGGCTACGCTTCTGCTGCGCCTGGAATGTTTTGTCGTCAATGAGGATATCCGGCTTGTAATTGCCCTTCTCATCCTTTACGATTGCATCGAACAGATCAGAAACGCTCTTTCCTCTCGCTTCATCCGAATTAAGGGTTTCAACAAGCTGTTTCTTGATTGCATCCGCTGTAATAGCATTAACAAAATGCTTATCTGCAAAGAAATCTGTCACAAGGCTGTCAAGTCTTGCAATCTCGTCCTTTTCCTTGCGTTCCTTGCGCTCAGTCTCGAGTGTTGCAGTCAAATCCGCAATTTTCTGATTCAGTGCATCAGCATCTGGGGCGGCATCTTTCATGGCCTGCAGTTCCTTTTCAAGATTCTCCTGTTTGGTTTCAAGATCTTTCTTCTCATTTTCCAAGGTTGTAATCTTTTCATTTTTCTTCTGCACTTCCAGATCCGATACGAATTCCCCAGGAAACGCCTTTTCAATTTCTGGTGTAATCTCAACACCAAGAGCTTTCAGTTTGTCGATAATATTCATTTACGAGTTCCTCTCTTTCTTAAAAGTTGTTAATCCGGTCAGCCCGGCGCGAATGAGTTGCTATTTGATCCATAGCTGGCAGTCGGCATTGAGGGAATCGAACCCCCGGCAGTGCTCCCGATTGATTAGCTGCGGTTTACCAAACAAATGCCGGAAATAAAAAAACACGGGGCCAGCACCCTAGATCTCTCTAAGGAACTGACCCCGCTTGGTCGTTACGCATAGCCATTTCTATGCGCCATATATAAGATTATGGTTTTGTTTCCACACTGACAGGCTGTTCGGTATGGAAATACATTTTGTAGTGGTATGGATCCGTATGTGTTCCAGTAATATCTTCCACAACATACATTGTATTTTCATTCAAATACACATAGTTCTTCTTGTATGTGTTTTTCCCGGTCTTTACGGTACATACCAACTCTCCATTATCATTATTGGATATAGACATATAACCTTCTGTTTCAAGAATGATTGTATCAGTTCTGGCATTGTAAACAGTAAGTTTTCTCTCGGACTCGAAATAATCCGCCTGCTTGGAAATATTGTAATTTGCCTTATCAGCTTCGCTACATCCCGCAAACAGCATACTTGCGGCAAGAGATAACGATACAGCAATAACAATGAACTTCTTGTTTTTTGTCATTTGAGTACCTTCTTTCTTATTTCATACACCTTAATTCCGTCTTTGGAAGCGTGGATTTCCACAGATGCACCGCTCTTGATAGCCTTTGCTATCTGCTCTGTTTTTTCTGCAATTAGTGCCTGTATTTTATCCATGCCCCACCTCCGTTTCTCTACTATATTATTGTAACATGGGATTTTAAAAGATTTGTACCAATTTTAGAAATTGAAAAAGTGCCTATATTTCAAGGCACTTTCCACGATTATGAATAAAAAGGAGGTTCACAAATGGTTAGAAAACATCTGCAATATTATATTACTACATTTCCTCCGAATATTTGTACCAATTTAAAGTGTGTTTACATATGCCGCGGCTCTGCCGTTTGCCTTTGCCGCCTGCGGCTTCTTGAATCCAGCAACCTTTACGCGATCACTCTGCCGCTGTAAGTCATTCTCTGCGCAGAATTCTCCATACTTCCGGTTCTGCATCCGGAGTCTGTATGCCAGCTTATCATAGTCCCCACAGATGTTCTCATCATCAGGGAACGCTTTCATCTCCTGTTCTTTCACAAGTAACTGCCGTTTTGTTTTTCGGATAGCGCGCTCCATTGCCCTTTGCTGTTGCTGCAGATCATATAGCTGCTGGCTCTCATGCGCATCAATTTTTGGGTTTCCGTCTGCATCCACATACGGATTGCGCAAGGACTTATCCCACGGCTTATGTGAGTGCCGGCAATTATACCCATGCAATCCCAGAGGATTAACCACATGCCCTTCTCCGGTCTGTGGGTCTATATCATACCCGGTAGCTTCAAGAAGGTTCGGTGCATCCGGATCAGAACCGCGAATCTTATATACTTTTCCCTGCCACCAATCGTGAGACTGCAAGCCTGTAGGGTTATTCTTGTCATGTCGCGCGCCCATATGCGCGGACACCAGAACATATTCTGCCCCAGCTTCCACAATATACTTATTCGTAACCTGTGCGGCGGTCTGGTTCATGGATGTTACAATGCAACAGCGAACTGCGGCTTCCAACGATCTCCGGGAACCGGTTGGATAATCCACACGCATACCATTCTCCGCATACCGATCCAACACCTCACAGATTGCACTACTGTAGGACTGCAACCCACTCGCCACACGAAAATCTACTTCGTTCAGAAGGTTCAGCAGATCCCGTTGTGATTGGTCTATGGTTGTGTTTGTAAGATTGCTCAACTCTCCGAATGTCTTCATCAGTTCAGCATTCATTGCAGCAATCACCATGTTATTCTGCAGTGGTGGCTGCACATCTGCCAGCCGTTCAAGTACACCCTTATCGTCAGAAAACGAAGTGAGCACACTCTCTCGCAACAACCGGCGCACTTCATTCCGGCTCTTGCCTGTCAACTCCGAAATACGTTTTACGATCTCCTGCCGGTGCAATCCCATCTGCTGCAGCTTCCACAGTTCGCGGTCTGCTGTTCCGGATAGGCTCTCGGATTCTATCAAACGCATGGCAATATCCTGCAAAATCCAATCTTCCAACTCCTGGTACATCTCTATTAACTTGTCAGATTTTCCATAAAAGTAATCTGGTGTAAGCATCTATCCTTTTCCTGCCTCTCGTTTTACCAGTTCAAGCCATTGTTTCCCGTGGGTTTCCTTCGCTCGCTCGAACCAGTGGTCTGTAGCTCCGGGCGCATGTTGTACAAGCGGCATTCCAGCAGGGTACTTCCGTTCTCCTTTATCCGCAAAAGATCGACCGTCTTCCGTCAGATACAGTTCACCCATGTACTGGTAATGTGCATACGGGGTATTCCATGCCACCTGTCCGCCATATATTCCATCCGGATAATTTGCAGATCCGCGCAAGGCTCCCTGTGCCATTGGTATGTATTCATCACAGTCTGCGACCACCTGCATATTCAACAACTTCTGTGCATTCCGTATATTATTATCTATTCTTTTGGTGTCTATGTGGATATCTGCGCATCCCACAGTTTGGTTATACCGCATGTCTATTCCTCACCAAATAACCCATCTTTGCTCTGGCTGGCGTTCTCTTCATCACGCTCGGCAAACATTTCATCAACTTCCTTGTCATTGAATCCCTCATATTCTTTTAGATACTTGCGCTTGCTGTATACACCATTCATCATCAGCTGGTATGCGCGGGTGCGGTCCTGTTCGAATGATGCCAGCAGGTCTTTGAAATAGAATACATCTTCGTCTGCCACATCCTCATCAAGTGCATTCACATATCCGCTCGGCATATTGAAAAATACATCACAATATTTATCCAGCGCATACACCAGATCTTTAATAGCTGTTTTAAGTGCATTCCGGATATCTGTAATCGTTTCTACTGTCTCGCTATCATCACTCTCAATCTCTGTTGCTGTGGCAATGCCAGTCTTGCGATCAAGAACAAACTGCCCCTGTGAGAATCCTGCCTTTGTGGATATCATGGAAAGAACGGAATTGATATCCGCCACTCTCTGATCTGTCAGCAGTGTCGGCACATGCTCATCAACCGTGCTCTGTGCATCAACTCCCATCTTTAAGCCCTTTACAAATCTCGGAAGTTCAACCCTTGCCTTATCCCCGGTATTCTTATCACGTTTCATCAGCGCATTTTCATCGATAAATGTGATATGCTGTGAATCGTCCACCTCATCATCTTTTCGGCTCCATGCCACATCCAGATTGCGCAACTCCTCGATACAGTTCGCAAATACGGCCACCCCCTCTGGTGATGCATAATCAATCGTATTGTTATACGGCATCTTGAAATACCCGAACAGTGGCTTTTCTACATTGGAAATTGTGATTGATTCCGGAATGTCTTTCCACTCTGGTACATCCGTCAGTGCAATGCTGCGCCCCAGGCTGTCACTACCTCTGGACTTAAAAGCCTTATTTTCAATCGTATATGTACGTCCTGTGTTTTCCCCGTCCTCGCCAATCGAAGAGGTGAAATGCTGATACTCCAATCTTGTATAGTAATCATCACCCTTGATCTGTCGGTCAATAAAGATAACGCCCAGAATATCCCCATTGCTGTTCTTTTCCGTTACTGCAAAACTACCCGGCATTACATAGTCGATTGCTCCGGCCGGATTGTATGTGCCATTAGGCTTTAAGATAATCCCGCCGGCACCACAGGCATCTTCTACTTTATCCCGGATAGACTTCTGGATCATTGCACCAATGCACTGATTGATATAATCCGCCCTGTCACTACCGCTGATTGTCACATTGAGATCCAGACAGGTCTTTTTGCTGGTGTAATAGCAGAGAAACTTTGCAAAATTGATTGTGCGCACAGTCTTTCTCATCCAGTACGGTCTACCCTTAATGATGTTCTGCCACTCGATCTGTGCCATCTCCATCAGATCAGAGGAGATAATATCAACATTAAATTCTTTCTCTGCACTTGTTTTGAATAAATTCATGAAAAACTCCTTTACTCGTGTGAATATGTTCATACGTCACCACCTACAATCTCATAGTAAATGCATTATCTTTCAGTAACACTCCACGATCTGTCTCGGTAAATACCGGCTCTGTGCCTTCGTATACTTTCAATTCGACATCCTTCCGCAGAATATTCTCTTTGCCATTATCGGAAATACACGCAATCACTTCTCTTGATTCTTTGTCCACAAGAACATAATGCTTACTCTTCGTATTCTTCATCATCCTCTTCCTCCTCGTCTATCTCATCATCATAAAGTCCATTGTTGCGGCGGCTCTCCATAATCACACGGTTCAATCCATAGATCAGCGCCATTACACAGTCCTCGCCAATCTTTGGGTACGCATCTGAAAAGCTACCGTCTGCCAACTGCTCATGCTCCAATGTTGCCAGCTCATGTGCAAGGTGCGGGCATCGTTCCGGATCAACCACAATCTTTGTGGTCTGCTGCAACCACTCCCAGCAATAGTCTCTACCTTTGCCGGATCCCCAGCGCTTCTTAGCGCCGATTGCATTAAATCCCCAATCCTGCATCTCTGCAATTGCATCCGGTCGGGCAGAATCACATATAATTTCCTCTGTAATATATTTTTTGATTTTCCTAGCAAATGTGCTATTTTTACATTTCTTGGCGTACACCTCATCCACACAGTACAATGTGTCCGTATCCTCGTCATACCATGCTTTTTGAAATGTCTGTGGATGCTCAAATCCAAAGTCCAGACCATGATAAAAAAATGGCATATTCTCAATTTCTGCATCCGTGATGGTCCGCTCTTCCACATTATCAAAGATGCCGCCACCTGTACCGGTTACTTCCCCCAGGTAATTGTTGCGGTAATATAGCGGCTTATGTGCCTTAAACCACTCCGCACGCTCGAAGAATCGTTTACCAAGCCATTTTACTGGCACATTAAAATAATAGCTGTGACACACTCTGGTCTGTGGTTTAATCCGGCACTCTTCCACATACTGATTCATAAAGTTGTTCTTTGATTTCGGCGGGTTGAATATCTTTATATCGAGTGCAGGGGTGTCCGATCTCAGGAAGGTGTCCTCTATATTATCCATCTGCTCCACACCTGCCATTTCGTCGCACTCTTCGTGGATCAGCATCTTTACATATCCGAATGGCACATTAAACGATTTAAGAGAAATAGGCTTATCCGCTCCCACGAACATTACCATCTGTCCGGTTGGTTTATATACCGCGCACATAGGTGATTGCTTAAAATCCCAGTTATCCAGATCGTTGTAGCGGATCACGGTTTTCATGAACTGATTGTATACAGATCCGCGCAGATCAATCTTATATCGTCTGGTATATACAATATGCGCCTGTGGATCTTGTCGGATGGTCTCGTATGCCAGGTCTCCCCAGAAGTTCGACTTGATAGAACCACGACCGCCCTTAGACACGATCTCATGCACATCTATCTCGCCGGCAAAGGCTTCATGCACTATCCGGTAGATCTCCACGAAGTCGGAAGTAATGTCTGTAATCGGTACCGTCCAAAGGGGCGTTTTCTCACGCTTCTCCTTTTCCTCGCGCTCGATCTTCTGCTTTTCTGCAATGGTTAATGCCTTTTCTAAACCATCCATAGCCCTAAGCTGATCTGTAAACTCCGGTTTTAATCCACGTCCGTCAACAACCTCTCCCTTTGCTATCTTGCTTCTGCGTTCCTGTATGTCTGCAAGGCTCATGATGTCTCGGTGCTGTTCTTTCTCGATATACTCCATTTGCTCGGCAATTCTCTCTGAAATATTAGGTTTCTTTAGATTCTCGTGCCCTGTTATTCCAGCCACCTTTTCAGAGTACCCCGCCGCTTTTGCCGCCTGTGTAGCGTTTCCACCATTCTTGATGTATTCAGCTGCAAATGCTTCCTGCTTTGGTGTCAGCTTCTTTCCTGTAGTCTTATCTTTATTTTTTGAAACGTTGCGTTTCGTTTCATTTTTCTTCTGAAACGTTTCACTTGCATTATCATCCCATTTATATCTATTCTTCCATGTCCGGATAGTAGCATCAGAACAATTCAATTGAGTAGCGATATCTACCAGCTTCATACCGCTTTTATACAGTTCATATGCCTTATCGCTCAATGGATTCTTCTTTGCTGCCAACCGATCATCTCCTTTCTTTTACTGGAATCAATGCCCTTTCATGCCTTTTCTTGGTCTCGGGCCAGCTTTATACCAAAGCTCGTCCAGCTGCTTACTTGTTTTCTCTCTTTCTTTCCGGTATTCCTTTTCATATCGTGCATATTCTTTGTTGGTGTAGGTTTTCACAGAATACCCGGCTTTCTTGGCTCTATTCTCAATTTCCTTTAATGTCATTGGAACTGTGTCTTCCACACTGTTTCCATTTCCAATTCTCCATGTCTTTCCCTTTTTACTGCGGTATGTAACATTATTTCCATCCATATTTACCGTAATTTGCTTTATGGTATCTAAACCGCTATACCAACCTCTGCCGCCCATCTATTTTCTTCCTCCATTAAACCATGCATCAAAATTTTTGTCGTGGTTTTTCTTCCATCTGTCGTAAGTGCTTGTGGTTCGGATTTCCGGTCTTTCCTGCGAATCGCGGATTTGTTTTTGCTTTTTCTTGTCTATATTATTTTTTATTTTCTGAATCGTACTATCCGAATTTTTGTTTGCGTAAAAAACGTGTTTTCCTCGGATTATTCCTTCAACAAGGGTATTGTTACTATTTTCATGTACTCTAAGAATATCCATTTTCAGGGCATCAGCACTCCCAATCGCTCTTGCGTCTTTGTAAGTAAAACTGCCAGTGCCAGCTTTTGCGTCTCTTTGCACGCCTTTAAATTTGCTGTTCAATCCCTTGCTAAGCATTTCTCGTTTTATCCCGTTTGAAATCGTAATGGAATTTGTGCTTATTCCACTGCTCGTACCTCTTCCACCCATTTATATTCCTTTCAAAGATTTAGATATTTATATCCATTCTTCTTAGCATACTTGACCGCCTCTTCTTGTGTAGAAAAGCGTTGCCGAATAGACTCTTTTTTCTTTAATCCATTTTTGTGATAATTCCCCTCATCATCCCAATTCGTTATCACATCTCTGTTTCCGGTCATGTAAAACGAATATCCTTGAGCATTTGGTTCCGGTCTCTTCTGAATTACAACATTTCCGTTTTCTTTGCCAAATCCGCTAGAGCTACCGCGACCACCAAAATACTGTAAATTCATTACCACTGCGCCACCTCCGCTTCATTCCACTTATCACTAAACTGCTTAATATGTACAATATTCCCTTTGCATTCATCCGGAACTCTACCATAAAAAATAATTTGTGTAGGCTGTAACCTCTCCACCATATAAAAATATCCGTCCAGAAACCGTTGCTTCTTTTCGCTGCCGTTCTGTGTTCCAACGGAAGAAACCGCAACAACACTTTGTGTAGGTTCTCCATCAAAGCACCACTCGAACGAATCCCGATCACTCCAACAAATTGTTGGAATAACGTTAATACCATGCATCTGCCAGTATGCACCGAGCCAATGCTTGCGGTAATGGTTATAGATCTGCAATGGCTTCGGGAAATCTGTGTACAGGCTGAAATCCGGTGTAAGCACATACTTGAATTTCTGCAACATGGGAATATATCTGTCTGGATCAGTCCACACCCTATTAAACTGGTAATCATCCAGAAAGAAATGCACCGCTTTATCCTCGCAGTTCTTGGCACTCTTTGCATAATTGAATCCAATAAACTCCGCATTATCAAATTGCGTAGGTTCTAACTCCGGAATGTCGTACCGACCAATTCCGTCAAACAACATCCGCTGTACGTTTCATAATTTCTCTGTGCTCTATACATGGCCTAGTCCTTTCCTCATACCATAATTATAAAACAGTATTTCAGAGGATTTGTACCAATTTAAGGCATGAAAAAAGAGAGGTTGTTTTTCCTCTCTTCTCAAAGTATCTTAATGTTTAATATCATTTTTCAGTTGATTCAAATATCTTCTTGTGCTCCATACCGCGAATACAGAAGGTATAATAACCACAATTGCAGTGGCTATCCAAAATGAAACCCTTGTTATGTCTCCAGCAAACACCATATATATTTGCAGCAGGCTTCCAAAAACTATGTACAAAATTCCGCATCGCGCATAGTGTCTTTGTGTAAGATTGGTTTTCCACCCATCTCCAATTCCTCCCAACGAACTAGATCTTGCAATATCTTTTAATGTCATTTTTAGTACACATAATACCGAAAATATTGTTCCCCACATTATTTCTATAATGGCAATTACTGACAACAACTTTGTATACATGCTTTACTCCTCGCTTTCTTTTACTAATTTATACCCAATTGGGCGAATTGTTCTTGGTTCCCCTTCTCGCAGAGTTATATAGCCTTTTTCCATTAACTTTTTAAGCCTATAATGCACACATGACTTTGATTTTGTGTTTACTCCTTTACAGATTTCTTGAAAAGATGGAGAAATTAAATTTTCTTCCATGTGCTTCACAATATACTCATACATTTCTCTTTCTTTATCCGTAAGCTCGTTGTTTGGCTTTTCTCCCATTTGCTACCTCCTTATATGCCTAATGATAAAACATGTGTTCGATTATGTCAAATGGAAATTTTTACCACACCATCCGCATCTGGCCGCTCTGTTCCTCTTCGATCCGCCCTAACCTCTGCTTAATGATCCGCTGTACGATCCTGCGGCGGCGGTAGAAACAATTTCGAGATATTGGGAGAATTCCGTGGTGTGCTTCCATAAGATCATAGCTTGTCCCCTTAATAATGGATTCTGCCAGATAGTCCGCAATAAATGCATCTACACTCTGGCAGATCTCGTATATTTCTTTTTCGTCCACTAAACATTCCCCTTTTACATAACTAAGCAACGTTTGCCATCTTACGATCTGCTAAAATGTCGTCACAGATGTAATATTTTTCCGTGACTGCTGTGTTTGCATGCCCCAGTCTGTGCGATACATATAAAATATCCTTTGTTCGGAGATATTCCCTAGATGCAAACGTCTTACGATAGACATGCACTGTGGCAACATTCCGGCATCCGGCACGCTCTGCGATCTCTTTCGCGATTTCTTCGATTGTTGCCTTACACAGCGGTTTCCCGGTTTCCACATTCCGGCTATTGAGGAATATATATCCTTCTTTTCTGCCATTTACATACTGTTCCAAGGCTACCCGACAATCCGGTGTCATAAAGCAAGTACGCCATTTACTGCTCTTTTCTCCGTAAATCTGGATTTCCCCACGTTCAAAGTCCAGATTTTCAATCTTAAGGTTACAGATCTCTCCCACACGAGGACCGGCACTAAGCATCAGTTCCAGAAGTGCTTTTTCACGCAAAGTCTTTAAGACGTTCTTGCATTTAGACACTTCATAATCAGATAAGCGTTTCTTGCGCTTCTGCGGGATTTTGATCTTGTCAATATCCCAGTATATGTCCTTGTCGATATGGTGTTTCCGGTACGCCCACTTGACAAATGCGGATAAACATTTCTGAATATTTCCGGCGTATGACTTCGAGATCTTGTCCCGATACTGCCTTATGGCAATATAATCCATTACGTCCTGTCCGGTCATAACGGCATAATGAAGTCCAGTTTCATTAAAGAATTTCTTTAATGTGTACAGGTACATTTCAATCGTTTTCTCTTTCCTGCCGACTGCGATCAGATCAACGTGATATCTGCCGAGAATCCATTCATTATCCCTTACGTCCGTGGTTGGCAGCGTTTCGTCCGGCACCAAATGAAAACCTTTCATGCGATACGCAAGTGCTGTTTTCAAGCGTTCCGTCCCTTCGGCATCCAGATAACCAGTCATGTCATATATAAGATCATTCACAAATTCTCCCTTTGTCATATAACTACCCTCCAATTCTAGTCTTTACTACAGTACGTGCGAGTGCTATAATGACAATAGGTTGAGAGTCTTAGCACTCATGAGCCGGGCATTGCAGTGTCCGGCTCTTATTTTTTAAAGAAAAGTGGCTGCACGAACCGCACCGGCCAGTATAATCTTTTAACGGTTTCGGCATATTTAACCTTCTACGCAAACCGGAGCTGTCCGGTCTGTTTAAAACAAACATATCTGCTGTTCATCGTAGTAATATTTCTTTCTTACCGGTACATACCCACCGTAAAATATCCTCTTAACACGATCTCTCTGTTTCAGATTCGCCATATAGAAGTTGTCAACCTCTGGAGGTACTGAAAAATAATATTCTTCCGGATATGGCAGATGCTTTTCTATACAGATTTCTGCGATTTTTCTCTGATAATATAGGATATGATTCCGCGTCAGATTCATGTTGCAGCCATCCGGCCAGAACGGATCATTACACCCGTTCTGATTGATATTTTTCCATTGTTCTATTTCTCTGCAAATGCACTGGCAGTACTCTTTCACTTTATCTTCTGCTGTCTGGATCATGGCATCACCTCCACAAAATTTAAGGTTTACGCAAACCGGAGCTGTCCGGTCTGTTCCTGCGCAATCCTCATGTTTCCTGTGCGCTTTGCTACACACAATTCTGGCAAGTTTGCTTTCACAAGCGCGGCGGGGATTGGTGGACATACCGCATTGCCACATCTGCGCACCTGTTCGCTTCTCGGATACTTTTTCCCTGTATAATCATGGTCGATTATGTAATCATTCGGAAATCCCTGGCATCCGTACAACTCTTTCGGTTCTAACATTCTCAGCCCGATATCTACGATCTGGTAATCCACACCCTCGATTGTCACAAGTCCGAATCTGTCTTTGGTCGTAACCGTATCAAGTGGCTGCTCTATATCCTGTCCTGTGGCATCTCCATAGTATTTAATCAAAAACGCTCTGACTTCCCCGAAATGCCCCGGTGATGTAGTAATGGTATGTAATGGTTCTCTCATATCCTGCCCGGTGCCGCTCTTATAAAATTTACTTAAAAACGATGTAACCAATCCGTATCGGTTCGAACCATCCACAGTCATGATCGGATCTTTAATCGTCTGTCCCCTGACTTCTCCCTGTGCTGTCTCGGAATGGTACTGGATCAGTGTTGGGCTGATAAGGCATTGTTGATTACCTGTGGTAATCGTATGTATCGGATCTTTGCAGTTTCCGCCCGGGTGATTTGTCGTATTTGTTCCCATATATGGTGCAAGCGTTGGTTCAATCAGGCAATGCTCATTTTTGCTCACAATCGTTGTCAGCGGTTCTCTTACATCCTTACTCCGATCCTTTGTGAACCCGGTCTGCCCGATCTGCACCATATACGGCTCTACAATCCCGTATCCATGCTTTCCGGTTATGGTCGGCATCGGTTCCCGGATATCGTTCGGTCTGCGCTCGCCGCCGTGATTACACTGGATGATAAATGGTTCTGGATTGTCGAGTACAAACTTTTTCAAACCTCTTGCAATCCGATCCATTGTTTTCTTTGCCAGTGGGCGAACCGCCCGGATACCGTACTTTTCTTTGATTTCCTCGGATGTGTCAAAAATGCTCGGACATGGCCGGCTGAAATCAATCTGTGTGTATGCTCCTACGTATGGTTTTAACAGTCCGGCTTTTACCGCTTCGCTATCCGCAGGGGCGTGTGTTGGCTCTGGCCAGACAATCGGTTTACCATCACATCGTGCGATCATGAAGAATCGTTTGCGCATGGTCGGCGCTCCATAATCGGCGGCAATCAGCTCACGGAACTCCACTTTATAGCCAAGGTCCCGAAGTTGCTGTACGAACCGCTCAAATGTCTTACCCTGTTTGCTTTTAATCGGATGATGCCGTCTGTTTAATGGTCCCCATGTTTTGAACTCTTCCACGTTCTCCAACATGATCACCCGTGGTCTTACAAGTCCAGCCCATCGTAATGCTACCCATGCAAGACCACGGATATTCTTATCCTTTGGCTTTCCACCCTTGGCTTTGGAAAAATGCTTACAGTCCGGGGAAAACCAGGCAAGTCCGACCGGATGCCCATTGCATGCCTTGACCGGATCAACCGCCCACACGTTTTCACAGTAGTGCTTTGTATTCGGATGGTTTGCCTTGTGCATCTTAATAGCTTCTGGATCGTGATTGATCGCAATATCAACGCTGTATCCAGTTGCTAACTCTATACCGGTGGAAGCACCACCGCCACCGGCGAAATTGTCAACGATCAGTTCTCCGTTAATCATGGCATCACCTCCGGCATAAAATCAAACAATGTTGGCTCGTCCACCTCATTTTCCGCCGCCTGCAGATATCCAACACCATCCCGGAAGTAATCCGGATTCAATTCACATCCCTTACCGTTCCGGTGCATCTTAACCGCCATCATTGGAACTGTCATAAGACCACCAAACGGATCATAGACCGTATCACCCTCATTGCTATATCTGTTGATGATTCTCTCCACGATATCCAACTGTAACGGGCATACGTGCATCTGAGCGCGTCTGCGGCTCTGCGTGGTATTAAGGGTACGCATCCGGTTGATATCATCCCATACTTCCAGCTGATTCCATGATCCCGGTGCAACAACCATAAATGTTGCCGGGAGCTTCCCGTCCTTGTCCAGATCTTCCGCAAGTTTCACATGATCCTCATAGTTATATACATTGCCGCGGCTGTACTCTCTGTACACTGTCTGTAAGCTATCAACCGGGAAATCTTTGAGCTCTTCCTTGCTGATCAGTCGGTCTCCTGACGATCTCCAATAACCATGTGCATCAATCTGCCACTGTGCCCGGGTGTAATCCTCTTTGGATTTCTTGACCGGAACATCTGCGTATGCCGTAGATCTGTCGGTTGGCAGTTTACGGAAAAGTAAGATATATTCCGGACATCCTACACCCATCTTTGAACCATCCTTGCACTGTTCCGTCCATCCGAGGCGGTATGTCTGGTTATTCTCACGAACCACATCAGTCACGACCGTAATCATGCCGAAATACTGAAAACCATGCTTCATGTAATGTGCAATACAGAGTGCATGAAACGGCTCTATTGTAGGCATACCGGTTCCGGTTGCATTGCCAAATAATACACGGTCCTTAACATGGATTGCAGCCACACGCCCCGGCTTCAGGACTCGGAGCAGTTCTGGTGTGAGAAAATCCATCTGCTCAAAAAATCGGTCCGTATTCTGGTTATGCCCGAAATCGTTATAATTTGCACTGTATTCGTAATGGTTGCCGAATGGAATCGAGGTATGTATAAGATCAATGCTGTTCGTTTCCATTGCTCGGGTTTCCTCTACGCAATCCCCATATACCGCTTCATAATGGTTTCCTCTCACTGTTCTCTCTTCTCTGCTGCCTTCCACGCCCATCTTCCTTTCTAACCGCTGTGTCTTATTTTCCGAGTTAAGACCATACTTCTTTACAATCTCGATCATCTTTGCAACCATGTGATTGTGATTCTTCCATTTTTCAAGCAATGCTTCCCTAATCTGTCGCTCGTTCTCCATGTAGATAATGTCGATCACAACCGGTTCTTTCTGTAAAAAGCGGTAACACCGGTGTACCGCCTGAATAAAATCGTTGAACTCATAATCAATTCCAAGGAATATCTCCCGGTGACAATATCTCTGAAAATTACATCCGGATCCAGATAATGATTTCTTCGTAGCGAACAACTTTGTCTGTCCATTCGAGAAATCAATTACCCTCTGCTCGCGCAGGTCATAATCCATCGATCCGTAGATATCCACCACTTCCGGCAACGCTTTCTTGATCGCATGCCGTTCATTCTCCAGATCGTGCCACAACAAGAAATGATCGTCCGGCGATTCTTCCACAATCCTTTTCATTTCTGTTACACGGCGGTCAATGCTTTCTCTTTTAACTGCCGCAGCTTCTTTCAATCCCTCGGCAGCTTCCTGAAATAACTGCATCTGGCCGTCACGATCTGCAGTATCGCCATAATGCACCGGCAATTCATGCCATCTTACTTCAAGCGGCGGCAGATCATATCCCTCATCGGAATATACCGGATTGAGATCTGAAGGCTTCGTGATAAAAAGCGCCCAGCTTGACACCCACATCCAAAATTCATCTTCCATATTTGGATATAATGTCAGATTGTTTGCTTTTGTGCTGTCTCTCTGGAAGAACCGCGTCAATGCCTGCCCGGTATCCATCACTTCCAGATATCCGGCATAATGGATCAGCTCTTTGTATTTGTTTGGTGATGGTGTAGCCGTGGCTACCAGCTTATACGGAACGTTCTTGAATTTATCCAAGAATGTCTGATAAGTCTTGCTTCCGAAACTCCTTAAAACACTGGCTTCATCCAAGGATGTCGCTGTGAAGTAGTCTGGTCGGATATCTCCATCCCGGACACGCTCATAATTTGTCAATACGATCTGGCTTATGCTCTGCTCCACTTCTTCCATTGTTCGGCAATACTCCGGCTTTTCATATCCAAGCACTTCCACCGCGTCATGTGTGAACTCCTGCTTCACTCCAAGCGGTAACACGATCAACGCACGTCCGCCGCTATACTCTGCCGCCAAGTGGCAGAATTCAATTTCCTGCACGGTCTTTCCAAGTCCGAAACTTTCAAACAGTGCACGTCTGCCACCTTTCAGCGCCCACACCACAGCATCCCTCTGGTGCGGTTTCAATAC